ATTTTCCACTCATCACAACTGCTACCTTTGTCTCTAGACCTAGATTCATGTTGTAAGATTTTTCTTTAATTAACTGATTAAACTGCGTTCCAACTTCATCATTTGGTAGTCTAAAGTAAACACCGATACCGTCATAAATTCCATTTTTTTCAAGCCCATCTGATAAAATTTTCAAATTTTCTAAATATTTGTCATTGACAAATGTGTCAAACACTACCAGTAATGGTAATCGTTTTAGATCGATAAGTGATGTAATGATTGAACTTAAATCGCTTTCATCTTTGCCTATCCACAGTTTTGTCTTAGTCCTATTGGCTATGATTTCTGTTAAATTTTCACCGATTTTTCTTGGATTTTCTAGACTATATTGATACCGCATACTACGGTCTACAATAATGTTTTGATCAATGGCCGTTTCAATTCCTAGGTCAGCAGTGATATGCTTTTGAAAATTATTGCCAGGCATATTAGGTATAAGGAACTGGTCAGACACACCAGAGAAAGACCAAGATTTTATGGTATCATAGTGACCTTTCACAGTTGTGTCAATATCAAAGCCTAATGGCAGTACAGTGTCTACAATTTTAATAATATTCTTTTCAGTGAGATCAGCATAAAACTTTTTACCTGTCGCGTTAGGCATTAGATTTTCGCAATGCTTGGTTAGCTCAAGTAGAGTTTTACGTATTTGTGAATTGAATGTAAATTCTATAGTTAATGTTGGTTCGTCTTCCGCATTTTTTTCTATGTAGAGCTTTTTTATCTGTTCTATGTGTCGGAAGGTTCTTGACCACTCGGGTGTCTCTAGTGCCGGAATTAGCTCTTCCGAAAATTCTGATAATTTTTCCTGATTTTCTTTAAGAATTTTTACTAGAAGCCTACTTTGATTTTCTGTAATAAAGAAGTTGGCATTAATAGAACCATAGAGGTTATTAAGCACATCAAAATCTCGTTTTGCAAAAAGATTTTTAGCGTAGTCATCGGGGTGATTAATAATCTTTACTAATAGTTTATCTATGGTAGTCATGTTAGTTAGTATACACTTGTGATCTTATTAATGCAACCTTTTAGAAAAAAATAGGCCTCAATTTTATTTAAGGCCTACGGTTGATCTTTTGGACGAATTGATTATAGCGTTGCGTCTTCCATGCCTGCAACACGTAGTTTAACGATGTTAGTTAGCATCCATTGTTTTTGATCTAACGCCTTAGTGATACCAAGCCATTTATTTCTAAGTAAGGCAAATTCGTTGATAATTTTTTCAAAGTCAACTACGTCTGCTTCACCTTCGACAAATTTTTCACAATCACGGCTACTTAGAGCACGTTGATAACTTTCTAGATACTTTCGAAAGTGTTGGCTCTTAAGTCGACGGAGTTCAATGTTAAGATATTCTAAAATTGCTTCAATTTCTTGTAGCTGAGCAAATCGCTGTTCGACTACGCCCGGCATTCCTGCCGCGGCTTTTTCAACATTCCCTGTAACACGGCATTCTTTTTTAGCTTCTAGTAATTCAGCTTCAAAATAAACGGCTGCATTAGGAATGTTCGAAATGTCTTTTGCAACTTCAGAATACCAACCCATCAAAACTCCAATTCGTCGATGTCGTCTGCGTCATCACTGTCTTCGTCCATGTAGTATTCAATAGCTTGATCTAAGATTGGATCTACACCCATAGAACCTTGCATGATTCTATCAGTTGTTCCAAAATCTGCTAGTAAATCTACATAACGTTCTGCTACAACTTCAATTTGTTTCTTGTCAATGTAGTCAGAAAATAATACCCAGATATCACCGATTTGTTGTTCATTCAACATCTTCTACTGTCTCCTCAGGAATGGTTGTTGTTTCAGGTTTGATATGAAAATTCTTCATTATCATATCTAATTTATCATCTTTCCATTCTTTTCGGTAGAATAAGAATTCTTCTCCAGTAGTCGGATCTACGTGCTTGAGCCTGTTACCAGATTGTACTAGTAGTCCGTGTTTTTCAAACAAATCAACTAGTCCCGAATAGGGATTCATGCCAGTTTCGTATGGTATTTCGATTTGCAATGACTCAAATGGCTTTGCATAACGAGTTTTCATAATCTTACAAGCGGCACGAATACCATGTACTTCACTTGTCTTAACACCGTTTTCGTCAGTCTTAAGTTTAAGTTTTTTCATAGCAACTACAATTGAACTTGCATAGACAAATCCTTGTCCGCCTGAAATCTTATCATCTGGGTCAAACATATCTTGGCTTGCATAAGTGTGATTAGTACATACCATGCCAACATTTAAGTTACCAAACATGTTTACACAGTTGCGTACAAGTGCTGTTAATGCTTTAGGTTTACGACCCATGTCACCTTTCAAATCACCTGCTTCGAACTGATTAATATCAGTAGGTGTTAGTAGCATACCAAGGCTGTCTATGACAAAGAGGACCTTCGGACGGTCAGTCATTTCCTTGTACTCTTTAGTGAACTCATGGATGGTTTTTGCTACATCATCGATCATTGCCATGTTGAGTTTGAGAAGTTTATCTTCGCTAGTATCAACACCTAAATCGTGTAACCATTTCTCATCAAGTGCATTCTCGCTATCGATTAAGATAACATAAATTCCATCCTTCTGAGCGTTACGTACTAGGTTACCTGAGCAGATAAAACTTTTACCTGCACCAGACTCTCCGGCAAATACTGTAACTTTACCTAATGGCACACCCTTGTTAAAGTCGCCTGAGATTAGATAGTTAAGTGCAAAGTTACCTGTACTAATCCAATCTGTTGGATCATTAAATCCTACACCTAACCCGTCAATTGACTTAGTTAGGGTTTTTCTAAATTTACTTAGATCAAACGCTTTAGTAGCCATAATTATTGATCCAATGGTAATGTATTCCACTCTTTGATAAGAGCGAGCACCTCTTCTTCGGTGTTACAAAGAGTCTTGGTATTTTTCCAATCTTCTTTTTTATCACGTCCACCGATCTCTACCATCCAACCGTTGTCATAACGATTGATAGAGATGTTTTCATTTACTTTAGCTAATTTTGCTAATTTACTCATAGTTATTCTCCTAAAATAGATAACCTGGGCGTACAACTAGGTTGCAGTGGCCCAAGCCGTGTTTACGCTTTTTGACGATTACGAATCATTGCCAAGATGTCTTGGGCACGTGAATCGCCACCTGCACTTGCCTCAGTTTTTGGTGCTGGAGCAGGTGTAGCTTTTGCTACTGGAGCAGGAATATCATCTGGATCGATATCATTATCTACCGGAGCACTTGCTTTAGGAGTTGCCTTAACAGGGTCGCCAGTATTCTGACCTACACCTGCTGGTTTGAAGTATTGACCCCAGCGTTCTAAGTCGTATGGCTCACCGTCAACTGAAGCTTCAAACATTTCTTTCATAACTTTCAATTCAACTTCACCTGGTTTCTTAGGTAAGAAGTCTGACAAGTTATACAAGCCATGTTGCTTGACTGCGGCATTTTCTTCATCACTTAATGGACGCTCACGACGTGCCCAGCTTGATGTTGAGTAGTCGGCGTATCCGCCTTTTGAAGTTTTCTTCATGCGATAATCTAAGCCATGCACAAAATCAGTTGGCAAATCTTCCAACTCTGGATCCACTAGTGCGGCACGAATTGATTGGAAAATTTGAGGTCCAATGATAAATCTACGGATTGGATTTTCTGGGGTTTCTTTTTCTGCAAGTCCGTCTTCAACAACAAAACCTTGGAAAATATAACTGCGTTTCTTCCAGTACTTACGGCCCATGTCTTCTAATGCCGGATCCTTAAACCAAGGACGCACTTCTGATAAAATTGGGCAAGTGTCTCCATACATTTCCATGCATGGTACTTGTACTGTGATGTTTTTGCTTTCTGATTCGCCTTTGATACCTGCAAAGGGAAGTTTGATCATTGCACGTTCAACCCAGAAAAATGTATTGTCTGAATTGCCGTCTGGTAGGAATCGTAGAGTAGATTCGCCGCCTTCTTTGAGATTCCAAAAAGGATAAATTGAATTATCACCGCCTGTTCTCTCGCCTGAACTCTTAGATTCAGATGCCTTTAATTTTGCTCGTATTTCAGCTAAAGTTGCCATAATTGTTCTCCTATTAATAGCCTTTGATTGCTTTTTGTGCCTATATTTGTTTTACACCCTGTAAAACAAAAAGTGCATATACATAGTATACGCACTTTTATTTAGTTCTACAAGAGGAATTATGCTCTAAATGTGAGCAGTTTACTCAATTATCTGTGATGTACTAGACTAACAATTCTGCTTAGTTCTTCGTTTTGAAAACCCACGCTTTCATTGTGTTGCATGTTGCCCATAGCACCCTGCATGCCCTTAATCATTTTTTGTGGATTCATACTAACTCCGGGCATATCCATGTCTTGATCTGGAGCATCTTGTGCTACTTTCTGTAAAACTTGATCGAGGCCGTTTTTAATTAGATTTGGTGCTTTTTGTCCAATAGCGTCCATGGCTGCCGGAATTTGACTAGGATTTTTACTTAGAGCAGTTAACTGTTGGATGAAACTATTAACATCAAATCCTTGTAGTTGATCTTCTTCGGCGACTGATAGTTTGATATCTTGCGGATTACCCGGATGTGCTTTTACACCTGACAAGTGGCGCATACGTCCCATTTCATCGTCTTGGTTGCTAGGATCTAACTTGTCAATTAGTGTGATAACTTTCTTAACATGATGCGGTGTAGCGCCTTTGAATGCGCCATTTTTAAAGTCTTTAATAACTTTAATCTTACAACGTGTACCACCGATTGTGAAATTACGTTTCTGAGGATTGAAGAATCCCGCGATTGATTTTATAATTTCTTTTAAAGGTTCTTCATGGCTATGCTGTTGTGGAACGATACCGCAAGCATTACAAGCTTCTGCAAATGTCATTGTTCTATGGCCAAAATCTAACACATCATCTGGTTTTGCGCCACATTCCATTGCTTTAATAATCTTTGCTTTGATTCTAGCCATGCCGCTACTTTCAGCGACTGGAGCAGGCGGAGGAGGCAATTCACCGGTTTCCGGAGGAAGTTCCTCTGGAGGAGGCAATGTTACATCTGTTGGCAATGCTCCTGCTTCTGGAGGAACTGCTGGTGCTGGAGGAACTGCTGGTGCTGGAGGAACTGCTCCTGCTCCTGGTGCTAGAGGCATTTCTTCTCCGCCGATTGGTTGCTCTTCTCCTTCGGTGCTGTTCAGTACTTGACTGGCAATAATTTCTTGTGCGATAGATTTAGCTTTAGGTGCTTTAGGTTCTCTAATTTGTCCATCGCCTAATTTATCAAGATATGTCTTAATAACTGATCCTGCATCGTCATCACCACTAAGTGCAGAAAGTTCATTGTTTAGATAGTCGCTATCGATAATACCCTTGATGCTCGACAGTGCATTCATACCGCCTTGACCGGCTAAGAGTTTTTTACCACCGGTCATCATATTTTTAAGTTGATCAAGAGCTTGTGTTCTTGTTTCTACATCTGGACTAAACAGATCGTTATGCCCTTCATTTTCTGCTTCAGTTACTATATTGTTTATAAAACTTTCAAACTGTGCTTCTTCCATGTCTTCATAGTCTTTAGGATCATGTTCATTGTAGTGCAAGTGCTCTATGGCTTCTTGACGACTCCAATGATATTTGCGCATCAAGTGTTCAATTTTTTCATTTTCATCATCGGCATTGTGATGATTTTCATCTAATAAATCGTCAGGTGATAATTCTTTTACAGGAATAGTAGTTTCGTCTACTAAGCGGAAGATATATGGAAATGCTGTTTTTAAATCTTCATTGAATGTACGGATTGTCAAACGATCAATCCAGTCGCTCATAACATCTTCTGGAATTATTTGCTCTTCGCGTGATGCAAATGATTCAGCAAAC